CCGTGTTGGGCATCGACGCATCAGGACCGGCTTTAATCCTGCCGAGGATGGCGCCCTTGTTCTGATCGTGAAGGGCGACAGCCTTGTTGAGGTCATCGCCTGACAGTCGGCTCTGCACCGCTTCGTGGTTGGCGATCTGCGCCTGCGTTCCTTCACGCTGGGCGAGGAACGGCTGGAAGCCGGGGATGACGTCACCCAGCTTCGAGACACGAGCGATTTCTTCCTCTACGCCCGGCTGCGCACTGTTCGCCGTGATGGCTGCCTTCGCTTGCGCTTCGGGATCGGGGATACCAAGGCGACGACCTAGAGCCGCACCCGCCTGCTTGCCGGTGTCGACGAGATCGGTGACGCCCTCCCGAATACGCTCGCGGCCACCGCGGGTCAGGGGCATCAACGCCCCGCGTGCCGCCAGTGCGCCCGGCGTGAGGGTGGCGCCGATCGCGAGAGGCGTACCGCTGCCAATCTCGATCAGCGATTTCACCAGCGGGTCAGTCCCTCCAGCGAGCTCATAGCCCGCACCCGCACCACCTGACGCGCCTGCCGCCGTGACATCGGCCAGTGCTGTCGCGCGAGGATTGCCCGCGATGCCGCGCAGGACGGTGTCACCGAGCCTGCCTACCGTTGTCGAGGCCATCGACGGCTGTGAGATGAGATGCGCCGGCACCAGTCCGCCTGATGCCAGCATCGCGGCGGTGATAGGAGCCGTCTCGCCAATGGCCTTGCCGGCATCGCGGGCGATGTAGCCCGCTGGGGTCTGCGGCTCGATACCACGGGTGCCGAAGTTGCGCGTGTAGGCGTCGCCGATGGTCTGCTTGAGTTCGGGCGGGAGGATCGCCTGGGTCATAATGCCGGGCAGGGTCTGGTTGGCGACGCCGTGGGCCAGCGCATCGACGACGCCGCCAGTGCCTTGAAAGGCCGCGTCCATCACCGTCGCGCCGTGCGAGAGGTTGGAAGGTGGCGGCAGCTTGGGATCGAGCGGCGGGGCGTCGAACAGCTTCTCGCCCCACGAGCCCTTGCCGAAGATGCGCGAGCCGAGGGCAAGGCCACGCGAGGGCTGCGGCGTGGCGTCGGGCTGCCATCCCGGCGGCATGCCGTGGACGGGCGCTTGGGGCTGCGCCTGTGCCTGATACTTGGCTTCGATCTCGTCGAACAAGCCCATCAGCGCAGCACTCCCGGATCAATGCCGTAGGAGCGCAATTTGTCTTCTATGTCGCGGCGTGCAGCAGGCGTGCGCTTGATCGCATCTTTCGCATCCTGAATGGCCTGCGGGACAGTCACGCCTTGCGGCAACGCAGAGCGAGGTGACTGCGGTTCATTCGTGCGTGGCGTTGGCGGTTGGTACGGTCCCGCCGACGGCGACGTGCCCATCGGCGGACGATCGACGCCCTGCTGGTTGCCGTAGCGCTGGACGAACTCGTCCATCGACCCAAGCAGGTCTTCCCGTTGCCGGATGTTCTCGATCAACTTGGAGCGCTCTGCTGTGGGCGCCCCTCCCCGAGCAAGACGCTCCTTGTCGGCGGCCAACTGCCGGATGATGCCTTGGCGGTAGGTGTGGAAGTTGTCTGCTTGTTCGCCCGCACCTTCGAGCAGCGCCGGTCCCGGCAGCAGGTCACGTCGGATGCCCTGCTCGCCCTGACCACGTCCGATCATGTCGACGCGCAACATCTTCTCGCGCAGCATCTTCGCCGCCGACGTGGCCGAGACTGTGTCGGGTCCGATAGCACCGTCCATGATGCCGACACTTCGCAGGATGGCACCTACCGTGCTGTCGAGACCATGCGTGAGGGCCTTGTCGATTCCCGTGGTCAGACCGTAGGCGCGGTTGGTGGCGTCAGGCGATGGAGCCGTCGGAGGAGCAGCACCCGCACGTGCAGCCGCCGCAGCAGGGTCGTTGGAGTCGATCTGCTTGGCGGTGCCCCTGACAGAGTCGACCTCATAGTACACGCCGTCCTTGTTCTCGATCTTGATGTAGCCGTCAGCCAAGCCTTCGGCACGCGCCGGGTCGAGACCGGGGAACGCCCGTAGCAGGTCTTTGATCTTCGTCCGTCGCGCCTGCACGGCAGAGGCTTCCGTACCTCCCGCCTCACGCTCGATGGCCGCGTCGTACTGCGCTCGCGCCGGATCGCCCTGCGGTAGCGCATCGCGCTCAGTGATGAGGCGCGCAAGGTTTGACGGGTTCTGCGCGCGGAACTCTCGCGGCGAGGCCACTTGACCGGAGTCGAAGCCCGTCGGGAAGCGTGGATCGCCCGGCTGCTTGAAGACCACGGCGCCCGGCGCTGCCGAGAACGGTGCCAGGATTTGAGGCACCGGCACACTACCCGGCGCTGCTTGCCCCGCACGCGGATCGTTAGGAGCGAAGAACACCCCCTGACCTGGATTGACGGTAAGTGGCGCCATGACTTGAGGCACCGGCACGTCACCCGGACGACGACCGGGGAAGCGCGGATCGGCCGGATTGAAGAACACACCCGCGCCAGGGCTGACATCATGTGGCGTATCCCAGCGCCGCGTCATGCGACCCGCCTCGGCCTCGCGAGCCGCCTGCAAGCCCGCACCTGCCGAGATGCTGGTCTGCGCGAGACGGTTCGCCATGTCCTGATCGTGGCCCGTCTCGGTGCTGGCCGCGCTGCCGCCTGCCGCCATACCTGCACGGTCGCGCGTGATCCGATCGGCCCCCGTCGAGTAGGCATAGACCCGGCCAAGGTTGCCGAGGTCTGCGCCGGTACGACCCGCCAATATGGATTGCCGACGGATTTCCGCTGCGGCCGCGGGGTCGTAGACAGTTCCCGCGACGGAGTCTCCAAGCCGCCCGGTGGCCGCATACTCACGACGCAGCTTGTCCCGCTCGATAGCGACCTTGTCGGTCTGCATGCCCTGCAGGTCGATCTCCGACTGCGTCGGACCCGACAGGAAGGCGTTACCGAGATTGCTCAGGGCGGCGGCCCACGGATCGCCGCCGTAGCTGCCTGCATTCTGGAGACGGAAGCGGAGTGCCATCAGGGCCACGTCCCACGGTCAGTAGGGATGGTCAGGGCGTTTTTCTTGACGTTGTACTTGGAGAGGTCACTCCCGCCGAGCCTGTTCGTCGGCCGGGTAGTGCCGTAGAGGAAGCCCAACTGCCCTACAGTGCTCAGGCCCTTACCCAGCATGTCCTCGCCCCGGTTGTCGATGTTGGTCTTCAGCGCCTCGAATTGACCCGGCAGCAACGCCGCCTCGCCCTGCGAGAAATTATTGTTCAAGGCAATTTTCTCGCGCGCCGCCGAGATGGCCGAACCACGACCGACGCCGACGTCACCATAGGCATCGAGCGCCGCGCGTCGCGTCGCATCGGCCTTCGAGTTGGCAGCGCCCTGCGCCAGGCGCCGATTCAACTCCGTCGTGACCACGGCCGGGGCCCCCGTGCCGACAGCCGCTGGCGCAGCTGCAATCGCCGGCGGAGCGGCTGCTGCCTCATAGGCCGCTTCCCGTCCCTGCGCCGCCGCAGCGCGCGCCGCCGCATCGTTGGCGACGTCGTCGCGCACTGGTGTCAGGGTGGCCGCCGACTCCTTGGCGTAGGCGTCCTGCTTGGCGATGGTGTTGCGCAGCGCGTCCTCACGGCCTCTCGTAAGCTCGTATGCCTGCGCGTTTGCCACGTCAGCCTTGCGTGCACTGCCCGCTGCCGCGGCTGCCGCCGACACCGCCATGATTGCTGCAGGACCGCACATCTATGTCACCACGTAGCCGCTGCCGGCGCTGCGCGACGGGCGGAACAGGCCGGTGCCCGTGCCGTACTGTCCGCGCCGCTCGGCGGCGATGGCCGTCGAGCCGAGGTTGATGGCGTCGGCAAAGACGTTGCCCAGCGGCGAGAAAGTCTGCGGCTGGTCGAGCGACGCCGCTCGCGTGCCGGCGGCGGCCGAGGCCATCAGGGGATCGGCGGCGCTGGTGGCAAGGTTGTAGAGCTCGGCCTTAGTCTGGTCGGTTTTGGAGCGCCGGTCGTTGGTCGCCGAGATGGCCTGGTTGACCAGTTCGTCGCGACGCTGCTTGTCCATCTCCGAGAACTGGCGGAACTCGTCGGCGCCATAGGACGACGTGAGGTTGCCCGAACCGGCCAGGCGCAGGGTCAGGGCCTTGCGCGCCGCGGCCGACTGCTTGTCAACCTGCGGGGTGTAGTAGTCGAGGTATTTACCCTGGAAGTCGTTGAAGTAGTCGGGATTGAAGGCGGAGAATTTCTGGTCGACCGCCTCGCGGCCTGCAGTCACGCGCTTCTGGCGATCTTCCTCGGCCGCCCGCGCGATCTCGGCGCTATGGTCGACTGGCGGATCGTCCTTCAGGAAGAAACCGCCGGGATCCAGTATCCTGTTGACCGGGACGGGGCCAATCTTGCCGCCGACACACATCTGCACGCTCCCATTGGAAGCGCCGGAAAATCTCGCCGTTCAACCCGTGCGGGAGAAGGCCGAGATCACGCGCTCCCAATAGCCGTAGCCATCGGTGGGCCTGCGAGTGTCCTTCGAGACTCTCGCAGCGCGCTTTCTCCTTCCCGGAGTCCGCAAACGCCGGAAGCATAAACGAACGAATATGTCTTGTCACTGACCACCCGACCCGCGGGAAGGCATCAGTCGCCAGCATCCAGACCTGCCACCAGGGACCGCAGTCGTTGGCGCCCCACATCGCCACGGGCTTTCCTTCATGCGTCGCACACCACGCATAGACGTCGAGACAGTCCTTCTGCAGACGCGGCAGATAATCCTCTCCACGCATGGCGACGACTTCGGCGCGGTCTCCCGGCCGTAGCCGCCGGCCGATGTAGCGCACATCGACGCCGGTCAACTGGCGGATCAATATTTCACCGAGTAGTTACGGTTGCCTCTCGGCATGATCGCGTAGCCAAGGCTCCGATCGACCTCGACGCCCTTCTGGTAGGTGGGATGTGTCTCGCCTTTCAGCAGGAGGCCGCTATCGGCGGGCAGACCCATAACCTCGGCACGGTCAGGCTCGATAGGCGCCCGAGAGGGCCAGTGCCCGTCAACGCCCGGTGCGAAACCCGCTCCACGAGCCGAGGCATAATCGTAGCCTGATCCTTTAGGATCGAAGCCGGCAGCTTTCTGTGCTTCTGGGTTACACATCACTTCGCTTCCTGCATATCGTGATGCAGCGCCACGCTGTAGAGCGCCGCATCGCCTGCACTGGTGCAGGTCAGTTTTAGTGCGATGTGAGAGGTCTGTACTCTCTTGGTGACGTCAGTCGTGTGGTAGATGGTGTCGGTGATTGAGCCCACCGCGACCATGCGCAGCTCGTTGTTCGGGTCGATCAGTTCGTAGACGTCCCACGTCCCGAGCGCCCCTTGGTCATAATGACCCCAGCTTTTTTTGTGCGCCGCACGACCGGCGTCGAAGAACGACGTCTCGACCACCGGCGCCATCTCGTTCGCGGCGGGGAAGGTCACGCCGTCCTCGCCCCCATAGAGATAAATCGTATCGTCGGCGCGGACGTAGAGCTTGTCGCCGACGCGGGCGAAGTCGCTGATCTCGAAGCCCGGCTCGAGGTACGACCACGCGCTGATCTTGCTGGTCGGGAAGTAGCTGAAGGCGTAGACGCGCTCGCCGAGCGCCAGCCAGTAACGCTCGTCGAGCGGTTCGATCACCGACACCGCCCGCTCGATCTGGTCGTCGGTCAGCGTCTTGATGTACGCCTGTACGACGGTGTCGATCGGCGTGCCGATGTCACTGGCGTAGGCGGTGTTGGTGTTGTCGCGGGCGCGGAGCGTGCGGATGCCCGACGACGCCAGGTAGAAGACATCCATGCTGCCGAAACTGCGCGTGCTGCGCGGCGATTTCGTCCCGGTGTTGCGCAGGCTCTGCAGCAGGGTGTTGGCCGCCGGGTCGTCGGACATCGACCATATCTGGATCGCGTCTTCGGCGAAAATCGCCATCGAGCCCTGGTAGATTTCGAGGCCTGTAACCTCGTCCGATCCGCCGTCCTGGTTGGCCGCGTTGATGAAGCCAGCACCGACGGCGGCGGGGTTGTCCCTGTTCCACAGGTCGGGCCGGTTGACGCCCGAGAAGTTCACGAGGCTGCTACCGGCGGCGTATACCTTCGACTTGAAGGTCAGGATGACGTCCGCGATCGGCGTCGGGCTGCCGTCGTAGCCGTAGGTCTCCTGCGTGACGCCATCGCCGAGCAGGATGGTGAAAAGGTCGCCCGGATCGTAGGTGCCGCCCAGCGTGACCGTCGAGATTTGCGGCTGCCCCGTCACCGCCAGCACGCCACCCTGCATGTTGACGAAGTTGCCGGTGGTCACGTCGCCGGCCACCGTCACGGCGATCGGAAAGCCGTTGGGTGACGCGCCCGAGCCCACCGCGGCGCTGATGGTGACGGTGGCCCCGTCGGCGGTCGCCGAGTAGTTGGGCGCTGATGTGAACGACGTGATCTGTGCGGCCACCGCAGCTGCGGTCAGCGCGTGGCTGCCCGCCCAATCGACCGAAACGCTCAAGACCTCGACGGTGTTGACCTTGACCGACGTGATCATGTTGACGCCGGCACTGGCCGTACCGCCGGTGATGCTGAAGGAACCTGTCGCCACTACTTCGTCCACGGCAGCAACCGCCTGCTGCGTCGTGGCGACGGCGGCGGTCTGGTCGTCGATGACGCCGCCATCGACGGCGGTCGCGGCGATCGCCCACGCGCTGTCGTCGTTGTCGCCGGCGCCGGTGATGGTGATGACTTGAGATGCCGCAACGGCAGAGTAACTGTCGCTCTCGTCGACGGCGGCAGCCAGGCGCGTCGCAAAGGCCGTCAGCGTCATGTCGAAGGCGCGGACCTCGCCGGCGATCCAATCGGCGATGATCTCGCCGTCGTAGAAGTGAAAAATACTGTCGTCGGCGTACTCGGCGACGACGTAGAGCTTGCCGTCGAAGGTGTCGACATCAAGCACCCGAGTCATGGCGGTACCGCCGTCGGGGTGCTGCAGGCGCTGGTAGTTGACGCCCGACGGCACGACAGGGCCCGCAACGCTGCCGAAGACGTAGAGCGCGCCGCGCACCGAGGCCATGCCGTGGGTCTGTGCCGGCGGCAGCGCATAGGTAGAGACGAATTTCTTGGCGCGCTGGATCTCACCGCCGCGCGTCACGAAGGCATTCTTCAAGGTCCACAGCGAGCCGGGCACGCCAGAAAGCCGCGACTTGCGGCGGTCCATCCCGAGCTCGAAGTTCTTGATGTGGAGGTAGGCCATTACCTACCTCACACGCACGATGGCCTTGTCGCCGGTCCAGTTCGACTTGTTGTAGGGCTGGCCCATCGGGATGATCTTGCCCCCGCCCTGGCTGTTGGCGGTCAGGCGCAGGTACATATCCTCGGCCTGGGTGGCGATGCGCTTGGCATCCTCGCTCTTGTTCTTGGTGGCGAGGTCGGCGGCCACCTGCAGGACGAGAAGATCGCTGTCGAGATCGCACAGGTCGGCGTCGGCAATCAGCGTCCGCAGCGCCTTGATGCCGCGGAACTGCAGCACCTGGTCGTCGCCATCGGGGATCGGCCATACCTCGATCTGCTCGACGTCGGCGTCGGGGCGCTTGATGTCCCAACGCTGCACCGGCGAGGCGCGCTCGTCGGAGTCGCTGTCGTACTGGGCAAATTGCTCGAAGGAAATGCCGCGCGTCACCGGCACGGGCTTCCCTGAGTAGAAGACCGAGACCTGCTCGATCTTGTCGTAGTTGAGCCCGGTCGGCAGGTCGTAGTAACGCTCGCCGGCCTCGAGTTCGATCTCGAAGGTCAGACGCAGATGGGGCCAGTCGAAGCGCTGGTAAAGCCAGTTCTGCTTGCGACGGATCCTGTTCTTGATCGCTACGGTGTCGCCGACGCCGACGTTGGTCGTCGGATCGTCGCCGATCTCGTGACGGACGTCCTCGACGAGGCGGGAGAGTTGGATCCCGGTCGGCATGGTCTACGCAGTCGCGGCGTCGGCCATGCCGAAATCGTCTTCGTCCTCAGCGACGTGGCGCGCCGCTGCGGCCGACGGCCGACGCGGGCGCTCAAGCGTCGCGGGCAAGGGCCCGGCGCGATCGAACTCGCGCTCGATGAGGCGGCGCGAGTAGCCGTTGGCGCGCAGGTAATCGCGCCAGTCGTTGCTCGTGCGCTTCAGCTTCTTCTCGTCGGTCGTGGTGACTTCCTTGACCTCGGAAAGTTGGTCGGCGTGCAGCCGGCGCAGCAGGATGACCTCGCAGGCGGGAATGGCCTTCTTGGCGACCTGGTTGACGCGCAGGCCGGTCTCGCCGTCGACCAGCCAGACCTTGCAGTCATAGAACTTCATGTGGAGGCTCCAGACAGAATTGAGAGGCGGGCACGATGCCCGCCTCCCTCATCCTACACTACGCGGCTAGCCGTCGTACTGCGCTTCGCCGCGATAGTTCGGGTTGGTCAACTGCGCGATCAGGACGAAGCCCGTCGTGCCGTCGCAGGCGATGTAGGGGTCGTAGGTGCCGCGCACGTCGGCCGACGTGCCCGACTGCGCCGCCGAGGCGTTGCCGACGACCAACGTGCCGTCGAGCGTGACCGTCGGCTCGATGACCACCGCGACGTGGATGTCCGCCGAGGCGTTGAAGGCCGCCGGGAAGATGACCTCGATCGCATCGCCCGCCGCGACGACCGCCGTTGCACTCGCCAGCGTCGGCGCAGTGTCACTGCTGACCGTGCCGGCAGTGGCGCCGTTGCCGACCGTGACCGTGATGCCGGCAACGGCCACCGTCGCAATCGCCAGGGTGATGTCACCGCCCGTCGTCACCGTGGCATCCGGCACCGCGTAGGCACTGCGGATGATGCCGGCGAACGGCGACACGAGGTACAGCGACGTGCCCGCATCGACGTTGGCCTCGCTCTGCACGCCCTGCAGCGTGACCGCCGAGCGGGTCGACGTCTTGACCACGCCGTCGGCAGCCTCGATCAGGATGTTGGCCGCCGCCGGCACGAACACCGGCAGGCCCAGGACGTCACCCGTGCCCACCGTCGCCGACGTGATCGACGCACTCGACGAGACCGACGTGATCTCCTTGAACGCCTTCTTGCCGGTGTGCGACGTGCCCGAGGCCGAGACCTCGACCATCGTCTCGCCAAACTCGTCCTTGCCCGTGATGGTCAGGATCGAGGTCGTGGTCCACGCCGCCACCACGTTGCGCGGCACGTCGAGGATCATGCGGCCGGTGACGAAGTCGTCGATCAGCGCGCCGTTGAGCAGGAAACTCGCGCCGGCCGAGACCGACTGCGATGCCGAGATGCCGTCAGTATCGAGGACGTTCGGCGAGCCGAGGTCGATGCGCACCAGCGACGCCGGGATCAGACGCGGCGTGTCGGCGGCCGGCAAGCCGCCCTTGTCGTCGATGCCGGCACGATTGAGTTCAATCGTGTAGCGGGTGCCTTCGGGGATGGTGTTCTGCCCGGAGCCCCAGGTGAAGGTGATGCCTGCGGCGTTGGTGCCGAACGTCACCTGGAAGGCGGTGGGCGCCGTCCATGCGTTGTTGCCGCCGAAGACGACCTTGTGACCCGCTGCGCCCGAGTAGTTGCCCTTCGAGCGGTTGGCCTTGTAGGCGAGAGTCAGCGTGCCGGCACCAGCCAGACCCGAGGACAAAACGCCCTGATAAGTATCGAAGCTCATGATGCGCTCCTGTAGCGCGAGAGGAAGAAGGGCGCGGCGTCTCTACGCCGCGCGGAGGGTGTCTATCGAAGCCTAGGCGATCGCGTAGACGCCCGACGTGTTGCGCTGGCGGCAGGTGACGCAGCCAACGAAGGTCGTGGCCCGGTAGAACACGTAGCGGTTCTCGGGACGCGCCGGCGTGTGCTTCTTCATGTTCTCGCCGTCGACATGGCGCAGGCGGATGGCCTTGAGGTCGATGAAGTAGCCGTACTTCTCCTTGCCGAGGTCATCGAGCGTCGGATCGTACTGGCACTTGACGCCCTTGAAGGCGACATCGGCCACGCTGGCGTCGATCGTCTGACCTTCCGACTTGGCCCAGCCGGTCAGGGTGTAGTTGCCCTTCGACCGCAGTTCCGCCTCGAAGGCGTCGAGGAAGTCGCTGCCCGCGAGCCACAGGTGGTTGGGCTCGCCGTAGCGCCGCAGCTGGCGAATCTCGTTCTGCAGCGTCTGCACCAGCACCTGGTTGCCCGGCGTGCCGGCGTTGATCGTGCCCAGCGGCGAGGTCGCCGTGTAGGCCCGGTTCTGCCACCACGTATTGGCGTTCGGGTCGATGCCCGCGACGTAGGAAGCGCCGTCCGGATCGTCGACGATGAAGGCGGTGATGCCGGCCATCTTCTTCGGGTCGGCGGTGCCGTCGAGCCACAGCAGCTTGTTGTAGCTCTTGGCGTTCGACTCCTGCTGGAACTCGGTCTTGTGCTCGAGCAGGCCGGTGAGCGCCGTCATCTCGCGCTCGCTGTGCTCCGACGTGCGCGCGCCGGTGGTCGAGTCGACGACCGAGATGCCGTCCTGGATCAGCTCGTGCATCGTGAACTTGATGCCGCTGTGATGCAGGCGGTAGGGCATCGACGCCGTCTTGATGCCGGTCGGGTTGTCGTAGTCGACGTCGTCGTCGCTGTCGAAGCCCTGGACGAAGTCGTCATCGTACTCGCCGGTGACGCGCTCGGTGACAAGACCCTTGCCGCCGGGGAACGACTTGCTGGTCGGCCACATCTTGGCGAACAGCGGCTTGTTCTGGATGCCGCTCGACCACAACGTCCCACGCTCGGCGTGATAGTCGATGGCCGCGTTGGCCGCATTCTCGATCTCGGCCGCGGTGAAAGGCATGGAAGCCTCCTGGAGTCAGACTGCTGCGGGTGGCCGCCTAGTGCGTGCTCGTCACACCAAGGCGAATGGCCTCGGCGAACGACTGCGGCTTGGCGGCCGTGGCTCCAGTACCGTTGATGTGACGGAGGGGCGTGATGTCGACGGCTGCCTTTGAGGGGCGGAAGCGCGTCGCGAGACCCTTGATGTCGGCGTAGATCTTCTCGATGCCGGTCACGGCTTCCTGCTGTGACCTTGGCGCGAAGTCGCCGCTCTTGAGGGCCTTCACCAGTTCCTTCTCGACCAAATCCCGGTACTGCTTGTAGTCCGGGTCCGACGTCAGCTGTCTTGCTTCCCAGTTGTTGAGGGTGTCGCTCACCGAGGAACGGAACGCCTGCACTTCGGCATGACGCTTCTCCTCGGCGGTCTTCGTCTCCACCTGTTCGGTGCGACGGGCAGCGATACCCTTGCCGGCCTCCGCGGCAGCGAGACGGCGAGCATGGGGCTCGGTGATCTCGCCGTCGTCGACGGCCTTCTGCAGGTCGGCGGGAAGCGTGCCCCGTCCGGTCTGTGAGAGGAGAGCGATGTAGTACGGCTCGAGCAGCCTGAGAGCCGCTTCGGGGTCGTTCTTCATCGCCGCCATGATGCCGAGGCCGGTGTTGACCTCGGCGGTCTCCAGACCGTTCTGGTTCACGAAACCGACGAGACGGCGAAACCCTTCCACGTCAGGTTCGACCTCGGCCTGGAATGCCCGAAGCGCGTCCCGCGCCTCGTTTCGCTGCCGAAGTGCCCGACGTGTCGACCGGCGATCGTTGGGCTGCATCTGCGCCAACTCGTCGTCGGTCGGGTCGCGATCCTCGTCGTCGCCTTCCTTCTTGTCCTGGGTAGAAGCAGCATCGGTCTTCGCCGTGCTACCAGCGTCTGCCTTCCCGGCTGCCGCTGCTGTGGCGTCTCGGCCCTTCTCGAGCGTCTGCTTGACGCGATCGAGCAGGGATTCTGGCGCCTTGGTCTCGACCTTCCCGGCGTCGACCTTCGTTTCGGTGGATGTCTGGACGGCGCCGCTTCCCGCGTCGTTCGTCCTGTCGGGGGTCTGCGAAACGGACGTCGCGGCGGCTGCGGCAGCGACGTCCGTGTCGACAGTCCCGTCGGCTTTCGCCTCGGCCATTCTGTCTCCCTCTGAGGGCTCCTGCGTCTTCCCGACGCTGGCATCCACGGCGCGGATAGTATTCGTGTTTCACATGAAACACAATTAGTGGGGCGCATAATGAGAAAAGGCGCCGCCTCGGCGACGCCTTCCCGTCCAGTTTGCCGGAGGCTCTTGACCACCTGCGCGTGGCGCCGTGCCACGCCCGGACATCCTAGTTAAGCACAACGCCTTTGTTCTGCGCCACCGACGGACCTTCCATTTGGTCGCCCTGCAGGTTGGGCGGACCCTCAGTCATAGCGGGACGAGGCACGTTGCTGGCGCCCTGTCCGCCCTGAAGACGGGGATCGTCAGTTGTAGATGGTGCATTGCCGGCAGGCGCCCCCGCGCCCGGTGGTGCGCTGCCTTGGGCGAGCAGTTGCTGCAGGCTGGGCAGGCCCTCGACGATCAACTCGTCGGGGTCCATGTCGAGCAGGTCGGCATACTTCATGCCCAGCGGGACAGGATTGATGTTGGGGATGATCTGGAGCATCGGCATCGCCCGCTCCATGTTGGCGAGCTCGGCAGCACGGTTGGGACGGCCCGACGAGCCCGCCCGAACCTCGAGATCGACCTCCGAGATGATCTCCTCGCGGCTCATCTCAGGCCACACGGCACCCGGCCCTACGATCTTCTTCACCGTCTGCGGTGACATCATCAGGAGCATCACCTGCCCGCACTTGCGCGCGATCGTGGTCAGGAATTCGTCGAGGTCATCGGTGTTCGACGACATTCCGGCGGCGCGATTGTTCTCGGCGATCGACGATTCGGTTGCCGTGGCGTCCGACGTCGGCCCGAAGTTGGCCTCCTGGCTGCCGACGGCGCGCAACACGTCCTGCATCGCCGGCGTCGTGTCGTAGAGCGCAGCGTCGAGCGGCGCGGTCGGCCACGCCATCGCCTTGTCGCTGATCTTCTCGCCGGCATTCACCGACTTGGTGATGACGAGCGCGTGTGCCGGCGCCTCCTGCGCGTTCTTTGCATCGTCCTCCGACATGCCAGTCGCCACGGTGCGCGGCCGCGCGGCGTAGCGATGATCCTTCAACGCCTCCTGCTGCTGGTTGATGACCATCGCCGGCGATTTCATCATCTCGACGTCGGCCGGCGGGAAGATGCGCTTGTCGTTCTCGATGTCGTTGAAGGTCAGCGCGAAGGTCTTCCAGAAGCCCTCGATCGCGACCTCCGGTGCGGCTGGTTCCTTCAGGTAGCAGTCGTGGCCGTCGGCGATGGTGAAACGCTGCCCTGAGACCTTGTCCTGCACCGCCCACACGCACACCGAGTCGGGATCGGCGGCGTCCTCGCCCTGTCCCTTGTAGGGCGTGTAGCCGCCCTTCTTCAACTGCACGCCGAAGGAGCGCTCGATCTCCTCGCAGTCCATCTTGAACTCGCGGGCGATCCACGACGCGCCGACGAAGCCCTTCAACTGCAGGCACTTCTTGTCGACGATGACCTCATGGGCGCGCGGAAAGTCGAAGATCGGTCCCTCGCGCAGGATGATCTCGGTCTGCGTCTGCAGGTCGGCGATCATCGTCTTCAACTCGTCCATCTTGGCCGAGTCCTCGCCGAACTCCTCGAGTTGCGCTTCCGCCGACAACTGCTCCAGTCGCGCCATCGTCGCCTTGGCATCGGCCAGGCGTGCGCTGATCTCGGGCGGCGGCTTGTCGTGGATGCGCTCGAAGTCGATCTCGATGTAGCCCACTGAGGTCGTGCAGACGCGGCGCACCAGTTGCTTCAGCGACTGCTTGAAGTCGGGCTCCTGCTCCTTGATGAAGTGGTTGAACAGGATCTCGAGTGTCTTGCCGATGCGCTTGAGCATCAGCATGCGCGCCTGTGCCTCGGCAACTTCCTGCAGGATGGCGAGGGTCTGCGGATCAGGACCGGGCGGCGGGGGAGGCATCGACGGGTCCATCATCGGCTGGCCCATCTCGTCTACCATCGGCGGCCCGCCGTTGTGCCCCATGCCTGCCGTCGCCTGGTCGTACTTCACCTTCGCCTGCATGGCGTTGGCGTAGGACGTCATCGCCATCTCGAGCGATTGCGGGTTCTCGTCCCACGCCGAGAAGTACATCTTGGGCTTGAGCGTGGCGCGGGCAGTCGGGTTGCGGGCGTAAAGCTGCGCCACCTTCTGGTTGATCTGCCTGACGGTGATCGGCACGACATACTTGCCGGCTTCCACCCACGCCTTTTCGGCACCCAGCGTCGCGAGCACCATGTTCTCGCGCATGCGCTTGAAGTCTTTCTCGAAGTGGCCTCGTGCGGCGCGGATCTTGTCTCCCCATGCCTTGATGCGCGCCGATGCTGCCGGATCGACGGGAGGCTTGTCTCCATAGCCGCCTGTGTCCTGCGACGGCCCGGTCTTGCCGGGCATGGGCGCTTCGCCGTGATTGGTTTCTTCGTCGGCGCTCATCGCCGGCCCCCATAGATAGCACCAAGGACGCTATCGTTGTTGACCGCACCATTGACTTCGTCGTCCATAGCGGGGTCCAGCGTTGACCATCGCTTGAAAGTACCCCCCGGTGGCCGGGGTAAGTAACTCTGCATTCCGGGATCCGCCGGCCGCATGGTCTGGCTGGCGTAGAAAGGCGCCACGCCCGGCGGTTCTGGCGGCCCGCCGATCATCTTATTGATCTGCGCCTGCGCGTCGGGATTACACATTGGCCTTCCTCCCCGACAACCACAGGCTATCGGTCAAGCTCGCCTGCCGCGCCTTGCGCTTGGTATCGGCGAGGATCCACTTCAACGAGCCGGTGACGATCACGTTGTCGTTGTCGGACTTCTCTTTCGACGCACTGTACTGCTTCGCCAGCCCGTTGCCGATATGGGCCAGCCAATCGACGAAATCGTCGTGCGCGCCGTTGGGAAAGCGCAGCATCTCCGACTTGGCCGCTTCCCACCACGGCGCGAAGACCGGGAACAATACCTTGTTCATCGACATACGGGCGTGGATGGCACGAGAGCGCGTCTTCTTGTCGACGGCCACCGTCACAGGGTCGAGCGTGCAGTAGGTCTTGGTCTCAACCATGCGTTTCTTGAGGAAGGGACCGAACGACTTCGAGATGAGCTCGTTCTCCATCCACCAGACGTACGGCTTGTAGCGCGCCATCAGGGAGAGCATCGACTCGATGGTCTTGTCGGTCTCCTGGCGCTTCCACACGAGGTCGGGCAGGACGTAGATGTTGTCCTTCTCGTCGATGCCGACGCAGCCGAGACAGTTGGGGTCGTTGGTCTGCTTGATGCCGGTCGCGTGATCGGAGGCACCGTAGTAGATGAGGTTCTTCGGCAGTTCGTCGGCCCGGTAGGTCGACATCATGGTGTCCTTGAAGTCGATGCCCTCGTCGGGCGACGGCTTGCCCATGAACAACGCATCAAAACCCACCCGGTCGAGCCGTCGTGAGCGTGCATGACGCTCGAGGTTCTGCCGGTCCTCCCACAAGGCGACCATTGGTCTCTCGCCGAACTGCTTGATGATCGCGGGACTGGTTGGCATCGTGAGTGTCAATCCCAGCGTCTCCGCCAGTGCGGGATCAGTCACCACCGCCGGCAAGTCAATGTATACCCAGTCCTCCTCGCTGCCCTCGAAACGACCCTTCCGTTCCGGATGATTGGGGTCACACAGCCTACCGATGAGGTCATCCTCGTGCCAGCGAGTCTGGACCACCAGTATGGTCGACTTGTTATGGCAGCGGGTATTTACGACCTTGGTGTACCAGTTCCACAACTTCTCCCGGTACGCTTCGGAGCGAGCGTCTTCGTCATTTTTGATAGGATCGTCGACGATGAATATATCGGCAGGCTTGCCCGTGCCCGAGCCGCCAACTCCAACAAATGAGGCTCGCCCCCGCCCGCGGACGGCGATGGAACTGGCTGACTTTTCAGTGCGATGGATGTCAGGGAAGATGGCGCCATAGGTGGGCTGATCCATGATGGCGTTGACCTCATTGCCAAACTCCATCGCCTTGTCTTCGTTGTACGAGCCCACCATGATTTGCAGCCAGGGCTTCTTGCCCAGCGCCCATGCAGGGCCATTGCGCGTCAACTGCTGTGATTTGCCGTGCTGCGGTGGCATGGACACCGCGACGTTCTTCCCGCCAAGAGTACCCAGCACTGCCTTCTCGAAGACCTCGGCCAGCAGCCGGTGATGCGGCCCGACCTGATACATCGACTCCGCCGCATCGTTAGGATGCTCGGGATCGGGCATGGTCAACTGACTGAAGGCGATGAGCGATCGACGACTCTCACGCAGGGCCTTCAGGCGGCGCGCGGCGAAGACGGCGTTGTCGAGTTGCTCGTCGGAGAGTTTGCTGACGTCGGGGGCGCCGGCCATGTCAGGCCCAGACCTCTCCGTGGATGCCCGCCTGGTTCAACGTCGGTACGCCGGCGTCGCCGCTCCACGTGATGACATGGCCGGCAGTGCCGTACTCCAGCCATGCGAGATAATGACGGCCAAGACCGGGCAGTCCGTGCCACGAGGCGTTGAGCTCCTCGATCTGCAGGGCCACGTCGCACTGCACGACACCGGGCAGGCAGCCTGTCGCCATGACAGTCGTGCTGTCGAGACCCATCATGATGCGGCCCTGCTCGCCGATGGTGTCGGCGAGGAACAGGCTCTTGGCGAAGACCTTGACGGGATCCTCGTCGAGGCCCCGCACGAAGTCGAGTTGGTTGGCGGTGCTGCCGTTGACCTGCCTGATCGTCGCCGTGGCGTAGACCCAGGTGTTGGTCGCCTCGGTGACGCGCAT